GCTGACGCTGTATTATGTGTTCTACATAACGCAGCGGTTCATCTCCACCAGACGTAGGACACACGAACAGAATCCTGTACGTGCTGTCCGAAACCAACACCCCATGAATTGCCGCCTGGCACCGGGCCTTCTGCTCGGCAGGCGGCATATTTTTTATGCCAGAAGCGGAACGGAGAAGATGTTTCATTTTTTCAGCATCGTACCGGCCGCGTGGACGGCGGAGAGTTTCAATCCGCTGCTGGATGGACTTTTGCTCATTCTCCAGGGCGACCAGCTCATCCATGATGGCGGCCGGGGCGGAGGAATGATCTTTGATGTACCGGACCAGCCGGGCGTTTTGTTTGTAGATTTGCTGGAGCTGATCCTCCAGCGGAGCTATGGCCGCGCGATTCTCCGAGGCCGTATCGTCACCGAAGGTGTTAGCGACGGCGCAGGCGCGGGAAATGGTTTCATCATCCGCAGCGAGGTATTCAATGGCCGTGAACGCGGCGGACTGGACGGATTCCAGGCGGGCGGGACGGACGCAGCCGGCAGGACATTTATAGTATCGTTCGACTTCTCCGGAGCGCGTTTTCCCGCCGTGGCGTATAGACATAGTACGACCGCAGATTGTACAACGTACAAGCCCGGAGAGCGGATATACGTTGACAGCGCGATAGGACGCGGAGAAGGTGGCGTTTTGCTCGCGGATGGAGCATACACGCTGCCATTCATCCGGGGACAGGATGGCCGGCACGCCGCCGGGTATACGGATGGTTTCCGGGGATGTGACTTTATGGCGCGGATCAGCGCCGATCCGGCGGACGTACACACCGGCGTATATTTCATTTTGAAGCATGAAGTATAAATCCTGTTTTGTGTAGGGTTTCTTCTTTCCTGTCAGCGGGAATACTTCTGATGAATTGAGATACGACAGGATGGAAGAATAACCGGAACGGGCCATATACATATCAAATACGCGCCGGACGACATGATGAAGCACAGGATGAAGCTGATAGTGTTTCTCCGCGTCGACGACGTATCCGAGGGGAATATGACCGCCGAGATATTTACAATCATGTGCAAGGTGTTTATGCGCCATGACAACACGATCCGAATCCTGTTCACGTTCCAACTGGGCGAAGGACGCCAGCAGATTAAGCATCATACGGCCGGAAGGCGTGGACGTGTCGATGGATTCCGTGACGGACACCAGCGTGACGCCGGCCGGGGCGAATACATCCTCAATCATGGAGAGCGTATCCCGCAGGGAGCGGGAAAGCCGGTCCAGTTTCCAGACGACGACCTGGGACGCGGAACCGGAGCGAACAGCCGTTAAAAGCTGACGCAAAGCGGGCCGATCCGTATTCTTTCCGGAATAGCCGGCATCCTCAAATATTTTTATTTGTGACTGTGACATGGCAGCGTATCCGTTGAGAATATCCCGCTGCGCATCAATAGAAATGCCGTGGGCCGCCTGTTCATCGGACGACACACGGCAGTATCCGTAAATCATGGTTTATTCCTCGTATCCGTCCATAAAAGAACCGAAATCAACAGCAGCGGAACCATCCGCAGGGAGCGCGGTTTGATAATACTCAAAGATGTTAAGCACAAAAGGCATGCATTGATTCCGCACAAAGCGATTCAGACCGGAAGAAACCACCGTGCCGGGCAGCCGGCGAATGGAAAAAAGGAATTGTTCGAATATTCCGGTAAGGTTTGCCAGCAGATCAACAGACAAGCGCAGGCAGGTGGCCTGGATTGCATGAACCAGGGGACGCGGGCAGAGAAAATGAGCAGCGAAGCAAAGCGCCTCAGCTGTGTTTTCCTCAGAACAGCCGGTATGGCGGAGGACAATATGGCCCAATTCCCGTGCCAGCGCGCGCTGGCGAAGCGGGAAAGGAAGCATGCTGTCATAAGCGACGACATAGGACTGCCGGCCGTTATCCGAGCAGACGGAAGTAATAGCATCCCGATTCTTACCGAACAGCGGCATAATATCCCGCTTGCGGTACCCGGACGCGCTGCTCATTTCAGCAAAGGACACAACAATTACGTCATCCATCTGTTCCAGGATCGGCAGGGGAGAAACCGGAAAAGAATGGATGTTGTATTTGATCAGACATTCAGCAGCCTTTGTTGCTGCTTTGTTATAATCTGGCATCATCCTATTTTGTCCTCAGATTTCTTTATATAATCAGAATATACGGCAGAAAACATTTTCAGCGCTTTTTCCCGGTCGTCAGGAGGCATGCTGTCAACAGCAAAAGAAATAATCCGTGCCTCTTTCGTTTGCGGCTGATCGGAACCGAACATGTGAAGATTCAGAGAAGAATATATGTTATCGGTCCATCCCATCAGGTACGCAGGTGTTGTATCAAGTGCATTAGCAAAGGCTATGATTTTCTTTTGGGATATATCAACTTTGCCGGATTCAATCTTTGTTATCATCGAACGGTCTTTATACCCCATAGCGCGAGCCAAATCATCCTGAGACATATTCCGGGATATGCGGAGCTCGCGGATTCTATCATAAATAGTCATAATCCATCCCTCCATAAAAAGAATAACATTTTGGTGAAAATTTATCAACAAAAAAGTGTTGACTTTAATTCAACATCAGTTTATAATGCGGGTAGTGAATTATATTCAGCAACCGAATATTTAGGGAGGCATGGTATATGACAAACACAGCATTACTCCAGAAAAGGATCGACGATTCCGGATTAAAGCTGAGCTTTATTATGCAGGAGATCGGAATAAAAGCATACTCAACGCTGCGGGGAAAAGTGGAAAACAGGTACGATTTCACGGCAAGGGAGATTCAGCAGATATGCGACCTGCTGAAAATTGCTCCGGAGGACCGCGATGTAATTTTTTTTGCGAAGGACGCTGAATAATATTCAGCAACAAGGGAGGATGGAACAATGACCAGGGAGGAAGAAATCCGGCTGCGGGAATGGTGGTTGGAACAACTGAAGGGGATCACGGGGAAACTGATCGCGGAAGAAGAACGGCGGGCCGAGAGGGAACGGCTGAAAGCGCAGAAAGTGCTGGGCGAGTACCGGACGGAATCCGACATTCAGGACGCATACGCATACGGCGTGATCACAGCGGCCAAGCGGGACAAGCTGATGGACCTGCTGGAAAAGGGAACGTTCAACGCGGAAGAGGACAGGGACTACCGGCTGCGGATGGACTTCCTCCAGGAAGACTGGCAGAACCAAAAGGAAATCCTGGCAAGGCTGAAGACAGCAGATATGGAGGCATGGGCATGACACGAACATTCAGAACAGCGACCGGCCGGAAGGTACGCGTACAGGTGAGCGAGGCGGAGGCATGGCGCATCCGGGCATACCGGCTGTGCGTGCTGGCGGTGCCGACTTTCTGGATGTTCGTTTTCTTCCGGATGTGCAATTTCATTTAAGAAACAGTAAGAGCCCGATTTGGTTTTAACTCGTCAGAAACGGACAAACGGTGGATAAGAACCACAGACAGGAGTTAAAGCATGAAGATTTACGGACGCGACACAGGAACGCAGCTCAGACTGACAGAGAAGGCACAGGCCGCGTATGACGCGACTGATCCGATTGAGATCAAGCAATACTTCTGGCACGGAAGGATGGACAACTCAGGCGGGTACATTGAAACGCCGGGCATCCGGTTTGATATTACCGGGACGCTGGAATACCAGCGACTGCGGGAAGTGGAAGTGAACCAGGTGCTGGAGGACTGGTACGACCAGATGAACGAGCTGGCCGCGATGATGGAAGGAGGCGCACAGGGATGACCGTGGAGCAGATGACGATTTACGACGCCATGAAGGAAGTGAACAGCGCACGGCCGTTCACAGGGGAAAGGAAGCCGGCGAAGCCGACGCAGGAAGAAAAGATATTCAACTACATGAAGCGTTTCGGCTGGATCACGCCGATGGACGCGCTGCGGGAATTCCATTGTATGCGGCTGGGCGCCCGGATTTACGACCTGGAGCAGAAGGGAATCCGGATCGAGCACGGGCGGGAGTACATCGTGAACAGCGAAGGCGAGCGGGTTTCGTTCGGGAAGTACAGACTGATGGACGGTACAGGAACATGATTACGGCCATAGAGATAGACCGGGACACCGGCGAGATCGTGAACGTTGAGCGGGCGGAGGTACGGGAAAAGGAATTCCGCCGGATTATCAACGCGCTGATGGTGAAGGCCGAGGACCGGGAAGAAACAGCATAAGGAGGACGGAAGGATGGGTGTTATTACACGGAGCAGCATACTCAGGGAAGTGCTGGAAGAAAAGGACAGGCAGATGTACCGGTACAGCAATTACGGTGCCGGGCTGACAGCCAGGGAAGGCTATGAACAACTGTTTGAAGACCTGAAACAGCAGCGGGAAATGCTGCGGGAAATGATTCGTGAAGCGGAGCAGCGTGAACAGATGAGCACGCTGGAAGGTTTCGTGCGGATGAACCATCAGGCGCTGCAGAACCCGGAAATCCAGCAGCGGATCGCGCAATGGCAGGAAGACATTATCCGGGGAAAGCAACCGGGCGTGGAATGGGCGGACCAGGAAGCGCCGGCAAACATGACGTGGAACCCGGAAAAACAGGCGTGGGAACCGACGCGGACACCGGACGAAGTGCTGAGAAGGCGGAGGCACGAACGGGCGGATGGATTCAAACCGGAGCCCGTGACATATCCGGGAGGCGAAGAATAATGCCGATGTGGAAAGTGGACGCCGTGAGCCGGGAAGAATGGGAACGCAGGATGATGCGCCGGTACAGGATCAGACAATGGGTGGTGCTGATCGTGGAGATTGCGCTGATCGTGGGCGTATGCTTCCTGTTTGAATGGCTGATCCGGGAGATACAGCCATGAAACCGGATATGACCGCAACAAGGCGGAGGACCGTGCTGATTGTGCGCAGGGGTGTTGAATACCTGGTAGGACGGATTCCGTACAGCGTGGAACTGCGCTGGAGCCGGAGCCCATACGACGCATGGAGCACGCGGCAACGAGAAAAGGCAGAGCAGGTGGCCAGGGCAACCGGAGGGGATATATGGCTGTTCAATCCGGTTGTCGGGCAAATCCGGGAGGCAAAGATATGACATTCGGAAAATGGATCAAAGAAAAAAGACAGGCCGCCGGGCTGACGCTTGAAGAACTCGGAAATATCGTCGGCTGCGGGAAATCAAACCTGTCGAAACTGGAACGCGGAGCACAGAACGGAATCAACATATGCAAGGTGCGGCCGTTATGCAAGGCGCTGAACGTTACGACGGATGAGCTGGTCGATGCGTGGGAAGAATACGGAAGCGGGACGTAAAGCAGGAGGCCGTGAGATGAAAGAACCGCTGAAATCCATCAGGAAGTGTGCCGAGTGTGGGAAAAGCATCATTATTCATCCGGGCGCCGGCTGGCTGTACAAGAAGGAAAACACGAAGACAAAGAAGATGGAGTACTTCTGCAGCTACACATGCGCCAGGCGCGCAGGGTGGAAAAAATAACGACGTCATATAGGAGGATAGCGAACGTGTTGCATCCGGAAAGGCGAAGAGCAAACAAGGCAAAAATAGAAAATGAAAGACCTTGTACAAACTGTGGTATACGCAAGTTTTACGCAAGCAAGTTCGATATGCACTTCAGCGGAGAAGATTGCCCGTATTACTGCAAAGAATATGACAATTGGAAGGATGGTGGATGGGAATGACAGTGAAATGCACTTTCGATTCCGAAGCTGATGTATCACGCAACGGCAACATTTTGGAGATCGAAAATGATTGTGCTCCGAACAGGGTGATCGTTTCGATTCTCAATAAGAACGGAGAAAAGGAAAACGAATCTGTTGTGGATGGATTTGAACTTATCAAGGCAATCCAGAACGCAATTAACAGTTAATACGCAAAAGGAGCGCATAGATAGAGAACATGAGAGAAGGAAACTGCACTTGCAAAACAGAGGATTGTCCGTATCTCTTTGACGGGAATGTGAAATGTTCGGAGTGCGAGTATTGGACATGGTTTGACGGAGAAGAAGGGGATGTCGAAGAAGATGACTAGAGAAAAAGCGATAGAAGTTCTCGACAAAATGCCATTTTGTAACGAGTGTGATGCGACTTTCCCATTCTATTGTAATGAGTGCGAAGAAGCATTTTTAATGGCAATCGAAGCATTAAAACAACCGGAGATCATTCGATGCAAGGACTGTAAAAATCAAGACGATTTAAGGTATGAGGTCGGTGGAAAGTTTGTCTGTAGGAAAGGTCACGGTTGGAATCCAGACGATTGGTACTGCGCTGATGGAGAGCCAAAGGAAGGAGAAAACGATGCTTAAAGATGCGCTGGTGCGGATCGCACAACTCGATGAGAATTTCAAAGACCCTCATTATTATCTCAACTATGAAACCGATCTGGACAAGGTAATCAAGTTTTATTGGTTTGAAAAGCTGGGATGGTGCGGATGCGGAACGCCGGACGATGCCGCAAAAACGATTTTCAAGCTGTTGGATGCCGTGAAAGAACAAGAGCTGGAAGGACGGAAGGCAAAGCTGACCGAGTATTTCGGAGTGGGGAGTGTTTATGACAACGATCTGCTCCTGTGCCTTTCGTATGAATTGGACAGAGCCGGATTCACAGACCACGGATCATCTATTGGCTGGGCATGGTTGACAGAGGACGGCGAGTATTTCAGATGGGCATTGAAAGAAGCAATCGACAAGGACGAATTACAGATTTGTTAATACGCCAAAGGAGCGACATAGCAAAGATGAAGTACAACGAATTTCAATCAAGATGGATTCCGGTGAGCGAACGCATACCGGAAGATGGAAGTGACATCCTTGTGTATTGCGATGACGGAGAAGAAACAAGGATCGTTGCTTGCAACTATGACAATGGTGTGTGGTTCGATTGTGTATTCAACACGGTGATGGTGTTCAAGAATATCACCCATTGGATGCCACTTCCGAAACCGCCAAAAAAGGAGAGAACGACATGAGAATGAAGAAGGATGGAACACCGGCGGCGAAACCATGGCGGAAACCGAAGATCAAAGAGCAGATCAACAAAGACATTGTGGAATGGAAGCAGCCGGAAACGTATGAAGACTGCGAAACGTATAAGATCAAGACAAAACTAACGGTCGGCATGCCAATGTGCGACGGCGGAGAAGGCCGGCCGGACGAGTGCAAGATTATGAAGACGTGCCCATTCTATCAGAACTGCAAGAAATCAGAGGAATGGGACAAGATGGTTTACGACCAGATCAAGGCCAAGGAAGCAAAGGAAGAAAAAGAACGGGAAGAAATGCTGGGGAAGACGATTTACGTTAAACAGCAGAAACCGTTCATCTTGAAAGACGAATACGAAAAAGCCATTGATAAACTTGAAGAAGCGGCGGAAATGGACGAACCGGAAGGCCAGATGACGGACGAGGAACGGAAGGGAAAGTACCCGCTGATCGCAACCCGGATTGAAAGCACAAACGGAACGTGGGAAATGGTCGGACCATACAAGGCCGGGGAAACGCTGCTGGGTTACATGACGCATACAGATCATTCGGACGGATGGCCCCTGGAGGCAGCGGGAAAAAAACTGCTGCTGACCGTGGACGAATGGTACAAGCTGTTTGAAGAACTGGACCAGGTGGTAATTATGATGAAACTGTGACGACCATGCGGGAAGGATGGGATGAACATGTCAAAAGGGATACCGATACCGGAAATCCTGTACTGGCAGGTGAAGGGCGCGCTTGCCAGCGGTATGAAGCAGGCAGAAATAATAAAGAAATTCAACATCAGTCACGCGAGCATTGAGCGGATCAACGCGACGCGGAACTATGAAGAATTCGACGCGAAGCGGAAAAAGAGATCGAAGGACGACATACCGGCGAAGCAGATACCCATGCCGCAGGAAATATTTGAGCCCGGACTGCCGAAGCCCGTGTTTTACATGGATCAGGACATACACGACATGGCCAGGGAACTGGCAAACATCAAAAGCATCCTGCTGAAAATGGCGGAGGCGTGGGGAGTCACTTTCTGATTGCTTCCTATATATTATCCGGATCAAGGCCGACAGCGAGCGGCCATCCGGACTTTATGCCGGCAGCGGACACACCGTATGCAGACGGGCCTGTTCAACCCAGGCGGCCGGCAAACAGGCGGAAGATGTGTTAAAGATCGTTGGCATGTGCCCGGCGGCGGGAAGCGCCGCGAACACGGGGATGGGCTCCCGATTATGAACCTCGTAATGAGTATTAAATGAACGCATAAACGGAAGGACCAAAGCAAGGAAATAGAACGAATTCCGAAAGTGAAGACGACAACAAAAACCCATTGATGATTTCCAGGACGGAGGGGGACGAGGGGGAACCGGAGCGAAGCGAACGGTGCCCCCCGATCCACCGGAAGACAAGCAGGGAGGAGGCGACAGCATGGCGTGGGAGTATGACGGACTGTTCAACAACCGGATACTGCACCGGGACAACCTGGCGGACGACATGCTGGCGGAGGACCTGGACCTGCGTGTGGGCCAGATGGGATACAAGGCGCGGACGACGACGGGCGGAACAAGGCTGGAGGCGGAACTGTACCCGGCATACGGACGCGCGAAGATGGGAAAGGTGCGCGCAGCGAAGAAAAACCAGACGAAGGACGCCCAGGAGCGGGCGAACCATGCGCGGAGCATCCGGCGGGAGATTATGCTGGCGGAGGCCAACTTTACCAGCGCGGACTATTTCCTGCACCTGACGTACAAAACGGAGCCGACGTATGAGCGCGCTGAAAAGGACGTGCGGAATTTTCTGAACCGGGTGAAGAACCTGCGGAAGAAGCGCGGGCTGCCGGAGCTGAAGTACATATGCGTGATCGAGGACGGCGAAGGCAAGAAGCGGATTCATTGTCACATGCTGATCAGCGGCGGGATTCACCGGGACGAGTTGGAGAGAATCTGGAACGACGCGAAGGTAAGCGGCGGCGGAATCATCAAGGCCGAGCGCCTGGACACGGAGATCGGACTGGAAGGCGCCGTGGTTTACATGGCCAAGGAGTTGTGGGCGAAGGGATACCGGAACAACCCGGACGAAGACGAGATAGACGGCATCGCGCGGTACATGGTGCAGCACGCGAACAAGAAAAAGAGCTGGCGGAACAGCAGGAACCTGACGCCGCCGACGGTAAGCGTGAGCGCGAGCCGATTCAGCAACAGAAAAGTGAAGAACATCGCAAAGGACTTCCGGGCGCTGGCGAAGGAAATCCTTGAAAAGACGTACCCAGGGTACAGGTACGTTACTCATGCTGTGTATTATTCGGACGTGACGGACGGCGTTTACATCAGGGCGGTTATGCGGAGGATGGAATGACTGAGTACAGAGTAAGCAGCACGGCCGGGACAGGGGATATCCGTTGTCCGTTCTTTGTGGCGCACGGAAGCAGGGAGATCATGTGTGAAGGCATGATTGACGGCTGCCGGAGCTGTCTGAAATTTGAGAACGGCGAGAAGAAGGACTTTCACCAGCGGAATTACTGCGAGTGCAACTATAAGCGCTGCGAGCTCTACCTGAGCATACGGCATTGGAAATGGCCGGATGATTAAAAAACCGAACATCGGGGAATATCTGCGACTAACAAAAGCCCCTCCCGGTTGTTACGATTCAAGCGAGAATCGAACAGACGGGAGGTTTTTTGAATGGCAAAAAAACCGGGCAAAGCGGCGGACGTGAAGCTGGCCGAGCCGGGGACTGCGCGCAAGGAGAAACCGGCGACGCAGACAGCCAGGGAAAAGAGAACAAAACAAAAAGCAACAGCACCGCCGGTAACAGAACCGGCGAGAAAAAAGCGCGGCCGTCCGACGAAAGCGGAGAAGGCGGCGGAGGAACAGCGCATCCGTGAAGCGCAGAAGCGCCGGCAACTGACGACGGCGGAATGGCGGAAGATACGCACGGAATACATGAAGGGCAAAACGACATACGCGAAATTGTCCGAAAAATATTCCATATCCGCAAGCGTGATCCGGAAACGCGCTTCATCAGAGCGCTGGACAGACCGGAAGCACAAACTTGACGCAAAAGTGGAACAAAAAACCGTCGAGCGTGTGAGTGACGCGCGCGCGCGGGAGCTGGCACGGATTGCGGAAATCCAGGAGGAAGTGGACGACCTGCTGGACGCGACGGTAAAGGCCATCGGGACGATCAAACCGGAGAAATTCGACGACCTGAGAGGGCTTGAAAGCCTGGCGAAAGCCGTGAACATGGCGCTGATGACCAAACGCGACCTGTACAACCTGCCGAACGAGAGCGAGCGGGCGAAGATCGAAAGCCTGCGGGAAAAAGCGCGGCTTGACCGGCAGAAGTATGAGGACGAGCGCGCCGAGAAAGCCCGGCTGGCGGCGGAGGCGGCGAACACGGTGATCCGCATTGTGTATGACGGCGGCGAAGGCGGTGCGCTGGATGAGTGAAATACTGGCCGCCGAAAAGATATTAGCCGAAAAGCCGAACGTTCGGGAAATCCTGTTTGAACCGAACCGCAAACAATGGCTGTTTCTCCGGGCAAAAGCGCGCTATGTAGCTTTCGGAGGAGCAAGAGGCGGAGGAAAGAGCTGGGCCATCGACACGAAGGCCGTACTGCTGGCGAACCGATGGGCGGGAATCAAAATCCTGATTGTCCGCCGGACGCTGGTTGAACTGCGGAACAACCACATTGACCGGCTGAAGCAAATGCTGCGAGGACTGGCCAAATGGAACCAGCAGGAACGGAAATTCATATTCGGGAACGGCAGCACAATCTGCTTTGAATACTTTGACAGCGAGAAAGACGCTTTCAAGTACCAGGGCGTTGAGTACGACGTAATCTTCATCGACGAGGCAACGCAGTTCCCGGAGGAATGGCTGAAGATCATGGCGACCTGCTGCCGTGGCGTAAACCCGTTCCCGAAGCGCGTGTACTTTACATGCAACCCAGGCGGACCGGGGCACGCATACATCAAGCGCCTGTTCATCGACAAGGTGTACCGGGATAACGAAAACCCGGAGGACTATGTATTCATTCAGTCGCTGGTAACAGAGAACAAAGCGCTGATGCAGTACAGCCCGGACTACATCAAGTTCCTGGAAGCGCTGCCGCCGAAACTGAAAAAGGGCTGGCTGTACGGCGACTGGGACATTTTCAGCGGAATGTACTTTGAGGACTGGAGGAACAACACCGAAGGATACGACACCCGCAGGTGGACGCACGTGATCAACCCGTTCACACCGCCGAGAAGCTGGCCGATCTACCGCAGCCATGACTGGGGATCAAACAAGCCCAGCTCAACGGGATGGTGGACGTGCGACGAGAACGGCGTACTGTACAGAATCCTTGAGCTCTACACGGTGCAGTACAGCGGCGGAGAACCGATCCCGGACGAGGGCACGAAGTGGCCGGCGGAAAGACTGTACCGGGAGATCGCGCGGATCGAGAACGAGCACCCCTACCTGGCCGGGAAGAAGATCACAGGGATCGCGGACCCGGCAATATGGCAGGAGGACGGCGGGATCAGCCTGGCGGAAACGGCGAGCAAGTGCGGCGTGTACTTCTATCCGGGCGACAACCACCGGATACCGGGATGGATGCAGGTGAAATACCGGCTGATGTTCGACGAGGACGGATTCCCGCAGATGTACATTTTCAACACCTGCAAAAACTTTATCCGGACAATCACGACGCTGGAATACGACGAGCACGCGCCGGAAGACCTGAACACAAAGGGCGAAGACCATGCGGCGGACGAAACGCGCTACATGTGCATGTGGCGGCCGTGCAAACCGCCGATAGAAACGACGGCGGCGGACGTGGACTGGACCGGGGACCCGCTGGAACAGATGGCAAGGAGGCAGAGGCAATGATCACAATCAACCTGAGCGTGGAGAAGTTCACGCTGAAGATCGACGGGCACGCGGAACCGGCGGAAAGCCAGGAGTACCGGGAAATATGCGCGGGATGCAGCATGCTTGCCCAGGGGCTGGCGGCGAGCATCACCAAATTCCAGGGCAAGCAGGACGGCATCCGGGAGATCGACTACCGGGACACGCCGGGAGACATGTTGCTGCGGATACAGCCCGAACCGTGGGCGGAGGCGACGGTACGCAAACGGATGCGGGCATACGGCGACGGATTTGAACTGCTGGCGCAGAGCGCGCCGGGAAGCGTGACGATGATATGGGACGGAGTACCGGTTGAAGTGCCGGAGGAAGGAGCAAACAATGAGTGAACTGAACGCGAGGAAACGCCGGCTGCGGGACATTCCGCAGGACATGAACGGAATGGGCCAGGCGGTCATCCTGCCGAACATGCCGGTACGCGCAGGGGAGGCGGAGGACGCTTTCCGGCTGGGCGAGAAAATGGGCGCGCAGGCGACGGCGCAGAAAGCGGGCCTGGGCCTGCGGGACGAAAGCCTGGGAAAACCCATCGGGAAAGAGCAGATACAGAAGGCGAGCGAGCTTTTGCAGAAATACAAGAGCGGCAAGCGCACGGTAGACGACCGGATCATCCGGGCGCAGGAATGGTGGAAACTGCGGAACTGGGCCATGATCGAAGCGGAGCGCGGCGCACAGGGAGCGACCGGGATCAAGAGCAGCACGGCCTGGCTGTGGTTTGACATTGTGTGCAAGCATGCGGACCTGATGGACAGCTACCCGGAACCCGTAATCCTTCCGCGCATGGTGGAGGACAAGGCGGAGGCGCAGATACTGAGCGACGTGATCCCGGTTGTGCTGAACATCAACCATTTTGACGACGTGTACGATGAAGCACAGATGCAGAAACTTCAGGAAGGCACGGCGTGCTATCACATCGGCTGGGACAAAGCGAAGCTGGGCGGGCTGGGCGACGTGAGCATCAAGAAGGTGAACATGCTTCAGATGTTCTGGGAACCGGGCATCGAGGACATTCAGGACAGCGCGAACCTGTTTTTCACAAAGCTCGTCGACAACGAGCGCCTGGAGCAGATGTACCCGCAGCTTAAAGGCAAGCACGGCCGGGCGGTGCTGGTGGCGAAGGAATACCGCGTCGACGACAAGGTGGACGAGAGCAACAAAAGTGTGCTGGTGGACTGGTACTACCACAAATGGGAAGGCGAACGGAAAATCCTGCATTATGTGCAGTTTGTGGGCGAAGAAATCCTGTTCAGCACGGAGAACGACCCGGAGAATTACCCGAACGGCCTGTACGACGACGGGGATTATCCGTTTGTGTTCGATCCGCTGTACAAGGTGGCCGGAAGTCCGGCAGGATACGGATACTATGACGTGGGCAAAGACCCGCAGACGGACATTGACATTATGAACCAGGCGCTGGTGCAGAACGCGGTGGTGACGAGCACGCCGAGGTACTTTATCCAGCAGGACGGCGTGGTGAACGAGGACGAATTCGCGGACTGGAGCAAGCCGTTTGTGCATACAACCGGCGGGCTGGGAGATACCAGCCTGCGGGAAGTGAAGACGAGCGGCATCCAGGGCAACGCGCTGAGTATGCTGGAACGCAAGATTGACGAGCTGAAGTACATCACCGGCAACACGGACGTGAACAACGGCGGCACACCCAGCGGCGTGACGGCGGCCAGCGCGATAGCGGCGCTGCAGGAGCAGAGCGGAAAGACGAGCAAGGACGCGAACCGCAGTTTCTACCGGGCGTACAACAAGATCATCAGCATGGTGATCGAGCGCATCCGGCAGTTCTATGAGGCGCCGAGGTATTTCCGCATCCTGGGACTGAACGGCAAGGAAAAGTTCATCGTGTACACCAATGAAAAGCTGCAGGAGCAGCAGACGATGGGCGGGAACGGGCTGGAGCCCGGATTCCGGAAGCCCGTGTTTGACATTGACGTGCGGAGCCAGCGGGAGAACGCATATACGCAGATCAGCCAGAACGAGCTGGCAATCCAGTTCCTGACGATGGGAGTATTCAACCCGCAGATGACGGACCAGGCGCTGATGATGCTGGACATGATGGAATTCAAAGGCAAGGACGAACTGCAGCAGAAGATTGAAACGAACGGCACGCTGCAGGACGAGCTGATGAAGGTGGCGCAGATCGCAATGGCGCTGGCGGCGAAGTATGAACCGCAGACAGCGCAGAAGCTGGGCGCGGTGCTGAACGGCATGAGCATTGACGCGGGAATCCAGGGCGGAGGAATGACCATGCAGCAGGTGGCCCCGGAGGCGGCGCTGCCGGCGGAGGACCAGGGAAAGCCGAGCAATGACAATGCCTATGTACGCAAGGCGCGGGCGCAGGTGGCGGACAGCACGCGGCCGACCTAAATGCGACTAACAAACGGCATACCGGTTTGATACATTACAGATAAGGAATCGCCCACCAACGGGCAGAAAGGCGGTCACAATGACCAAAGTGAAACTCAACCTGCACATGTTCGAAGGCGACGGCGGAGGCGCAGGCGCAGCGCCCGCACCGGCCGGAGAAGCAGGAAATTCAGCAGTAATTGCCCCCGGCGTGCTGGCAGACGGTACGCAGGTGGACGCCCGGCTCGCTGACCGGATGAACAGGCAGAACGCACGGAGAAAGGCACGGGGAGAAGCGCCGCTGTACCAGATGGGAAATGAAGGACAGCAGGCAGAAATCCCGCAGGCGGAGGCACCGGCAGAACCGGCAGCCGAACCGCAGGCCGAAGTCACCGACGATCCTGCCGCAGAGAGGGCGAAGCGCTGGAACGAGCTGAAGAAGGGCGAGATGAAGGACCTGTACGGCAAGGACGTGCAGGAAGCCATCCAGAAGCGCCTGAAGAACCAGCACGACGCGCAGGCCGTTCTCGACACGCTTGTGCCGGCAGTCAACCTGCTGGCGAAGCAGCGGGGAATTGAAATCAAGGACGGGGACTATTCGCAGTTCGTAAAGAGCGTACAGGAGGACGACAGTCTGTTTGAGGACGCGGCAGCGGAAGCGGGAATGACCGTTGACAGCTACCGGACCATGGAACAACTGAAGGCCGAGAACGAGCGCTACCAGGCGGAGAAACAGCGGAGCCAGCAGGAAACATTCCTCCGGAACCATTACGCGAAGCTGACGGCGCAGGCCGAGCAGATGAAAAGCGTATTTCCGGACTTTAACCTGGAGGCTGAGCTTCAGAATCCGTCTTTCCTGCGAATGACGAGCCCCGAAGGCGGCCTGAGCGTGGAGGACGCATATTACGCGATCCACCACCGGGAGATTGCACCGCAGGCAATGGCATACGGCATCCAGCGGGCAAAAGAGCAGATGGCGCAGACCATCCAGGCAAACCGGGCGCGGCCGACGGAAGGCGCGATGAGCGCCGGACAGCCGGGCAACTTCCAGTACGATCCCCGCAAAATGACCAGGGAAGAACGCGAAGCATTACGAAGACGCGCGCAACGCGGAGAGCGGATCGAACTGTAAACCGTAATCTCCGTTCGCTGCGCAGCAACGAAAGGAGAAATAAGCATGAAATTCATCATCCTGAACCTGAAAATGTTCGTGGCGGGCGGCGGCACCGTCGTCAACGCCACCGGCAACATGGTGAACGCATACACCGGCTCAACCTCCAGCTACACCAACGGCGGCATGAGCGCCACCATGAAGACCTATTATGATACCGAACTGCTGGACAATGTGCGTGACCAGCTCATCTTCAGCCAGCTCGGCAAGCAGCAGAGCCTCCCGGCCAATCACGGCATGACCGTTGAATGGCGGAAGTTCAACACCCTGCCCCTGATGGACGCCCTCACCGAAGGCGTGATCCCGGACGGTAAGGAATTCGGCATCACGGCAATCACCGTGGCGCTGGCGCAGTACGGCGAGTACGTGACCGTTTCCGACCGGCTGGAAATGCACGCGCTGGACGACGTGATCGCGGGCGCCGTGGAAGAAATCGGCGCGGCCGGCGGCAAGACCCTGGACGTGCTGACCCGGAACGTGCTGTGCACCGGCAGCAACATCATCTTTGCCGACGCTTACAGCGGAACGACTTACCAGAGCACACCCACCACCAAGGCCGAACTGATCACCGCAATCGGCAGTTACTCCTGCGACCTGACCCCCGACATGATCAACAAGGCCGTGACCAACCTGAAGGTTGGCGGAGCGCCGACATTCGCGGGCGGGAAGTACGTGGCCGTGGTCCATCCGCACGTGGCATACGCGCTGCGGAAGCATCCTGACTGGATGGAAGCCCACAAGTACGCTGCGCCGGAGCAGATTTTCAACGGAGAAATCGGTGAGCTGCACGGCGTGCGCTTCATCGAAAGCAACCTGGCCCCGGTCATCAAGGAAGAAGGCGACAACAAGGCGACCTACAAGACCATTTTCGTGGGCAAGGACGCTTTCGCGGTAGTCGATCCGGAAGGCGCGGGCCTGGAAACCATCATCAAGGACAAGAACCAGGCAGGCGGACCACTGAACCAGTTCAGCACCATCGGCGCGAAGGCCGAAACCGCCGCGAAGATTCTGTATCAGGAGCGCATGGTAGCCGTGTGGTCCGGTTCTCCGTACTCCAGCACCGATACCGCGAACTGATAAGGAGGGGAAAGCAATGAAGCTGAACCTGAAAATGTTTGCCGGCAGTCTGACGCTGACGACATACAAGGACGCCGGATACTCGACCTGCAGCGCGAGCTCATCCAGCTCGCTGGCCGAGAACGACGAAGTGACCTACACCATCACGATGGCCAGCGGGTATGAATACGCCGACTGCGAAATCATCAGCGGCGGCGCGACATACAACCCGGCGACCAAGAAACTGAAGATGGGCGCGAGCAACGCGGTTGTCTACTTCAAGAGCAAGGCTGACAACAAGTACATGGTGACAGAAGCCGTGGAAGTGACCGTGAACAACACGAAGCTGAAACTTGCGAAGAACACCGTGCTGCAGGTAGCAGCGAACGGCGCCATAATCGACGTGGACTGCGCGGGAACCGCAATCAGCACATGCACCGGGGCTATCCCCGGCCTGGTGGAAGCCGGCGTGCTGGTCAAAATCTGATGATCCGGCCATAGCGCCGCATCATACATTCCATCCTTCAATCAGCGACGGGCGGAGGCCCCTGCTCCGCCCGTCCAACTGAGAAGGAAAACGGATTCGCCCACCAACGGGCAGAAAGCGAGGAAAAAATGGCAGCGAAAAAGACCGTAAACACCGAGCCCGTGGAAGAAATCAAGGCGGAGGCAATCGCGGAAATCGCAGATACCGAAGCTGTGGAAGCTGAAAAGCCGAAAAGCGCATGGGAAGACATGGTACAGGTAATGGTACCCCGCAAGAAGAAGAACGAATACTTCTATGTATGCGTAAACGACCGGCGCTTCTACATTCCGGCGGACGGCAAGATGCAGACAATGCCGCGCCCTGTTGCGGAAATCCTGCAGCAGAGCATTGAAGCCGAATACGTGGCCGAGGATTACGCGGCGAACATCCCGAACAGAACCGGATTCGGGCAGTAACGGAAGGAACCGGGAATACCCGGCTGAACAGGACGGGGTATTCCCGCCCTGTTTTTGACATACAGGAGGGAAAAAACAATGACGCCGGAAAAAGCAATCCAGCTCGCGGACAAAATGAAACCGAACATGATGAGCGAGGACGTGAAATACCAATTCCTGAACGAGATCGAGGGGAAGGTATTTTACGAAATCATTATGACGCATGAGCACGAAGAGGACGCGGAGTGCCCGCATTATGACCCGCCGGCAGAGGCGGAGGACGAGGAAGAAAACGAGAGCGAAGAAGAAACCGAAGAAACCGAAGAAACGGAAGAAACCGAGGACGAGCCGGCGGAAATGCTGGCGCCGGCCCCTTACGATATGCTGTATGTTTACTGGCTGATGGCGCAAATCGACCACCTGAACATGGAAATGGACAAGTACAACAACGACCGGAGCCTGTTTGAGAATGCCTGGGGAAACTTTGCGGACTACTGGAACAGGACGAAAATGCCGATCCAGCGGAACAGGCAACTGTGGATATAAAGGAGTGGGCGGAAGATGCGGATCATGCCGGAGCTGCGGGAAGGCGCGAAAAGCACGCTGATGACAAGCGCTTTCCTGGGCTATAACCACAATGAAATCATATCGGACGGCGAGTGCTGGGACATGCGGAACATGAGCGGGGAGAACTACCCGCTTTTGACGCTGCGGCGGCCGAGGGGAATCACCAGCCTGGACGTTTCAGGACAGCCGAGCGTACCGCTGACAGGGATTCACGGCCGGGACCAGCTCGTTTTTGTGCGCGGGAATTCCGTGTACTACAACGGAAGCGCGGTGGAAGGAATCACGCTGAGCACGACGGAAGGCACGGTGCCGAAAAAGATCGTGAGTTACGGCGCGTATGTGCTGATCTGGCCGGACAAGAAGTATTTCAACACAGCGGACCTGACGGACGTCGGGAGCATGGACCGGACGTTCACGACGACCGGCGACACGCTGACGCTGCAGATGTGCCGGAACGACGGAACGGAATACCCGACGAACATTCCGGGCGGGACGACACCGCCGGAGAACCCGGAGAACGGTGATTACTGGCTGGACGAGAGCGGCGACAACGACGTACTGCGGCAGTACAGCGTGACAATGGACGACTGGACTGAAGTTGCCACAACGTTTGTGAAGATCACGGGAACGGGAATCGGCGCGGGGCTGAAGGAATACGACTGCGTGGAGATCAGCGGGCTTGCGCTGGCCGGAGCGGACCCGGACGTGAAGCTGGAATATCAGATCAGCCTGCTGAACGGCAGCATGATCGTGTACGGCAGGGGCGACGATTACATCATTGTGGCCGGACTGATCAGCCAGCAGGTGGAGCTGGGCGGACTGACATCGGATACGGTGAAGGCAGACCTGACTGTGCCTGACATGGACTTTGTGGTGGAAAGCAACAACCGGCTATGGGGCTGTAAATACGGCCTCGTTGACGGTGAAGTGGTAAACGAGATATACGCCAGCAAGCTGGGCGACTTCCGGAACTGGCGGTGCTTCATGGGATTGTCAACGGACAGTTACGCGGCGAGCGTGGGAACGGACGGACCGTTCACCGGCGCAATCACGCAGCGTGGATACCCGGTATTCTTCAAGGAACAGGCCATCCACCGGGTGAGCGGGCAGACGCCGAGCTCATTCACCATTCAGACGACAATCGCGCGGGGAGTGCAGCGGGGAAGTTACCGCAGCCTGGCCGTGGTGCAGGAAAACGTATATTACAAGGCGCGGGACTGCGTGATGGTATATGACGGAAACATGCCGCAATCCATCAGCGGGAACCTGGGCGGTGAACTGTATGAGGACGCGAGGGCGGGCGTGCTGCATGAGATGTACTACATCAGCATGAAGGACGCCAGCGCCAACTGGTGCATGTTCGTATATGACACGGCGCACGGTACATGGTGGAAAGAGGACGAGGTACAGGCGCTGGGATTCGGGACGGAAAAGGACGAGCTGTACTACATTGACGAAACGCACAACACGCTGGTGGCCGTGCGCGGGAGCACCGGGACGCAGGAACAGGAGATCACATGGGGAGCGACGTTCGACCTGTACGGCGTGAACTATGTGCGGAGCAGCAATTACGACGACCCGAACCGGGTACGGAATGAAAAGTACGTGAGCATGTTCAAAATCCGGATGAACATGGCTGAGGGCGCGTTTATGCAGCTCTACATCCAGTACAACAACGGAGAATGGGAATACATGGGCCAGCGGCAGGGAACCGGGCTGGGAACGTTCGTGCTTCCCGTGATCCCGAAGCGCTGCGACCATATCCGCTACCGGCTGGAAGGTACCGGGGATGTGAAGATATACAGTATCAGCCGAATCATGGAGGTGGGCGGAGATGGCTGAAACCTTCTTTGAGAACCCACCGATCATGCACGGAAGCACCGAGCAGAAACTGACGACATTGTACAATCACCTGTTTGACCTGAGCAATAAACTGAACCAGGCGCTGATGGACGTGAGCCTGGAACAGATGACGACGGAAGCACAGACCGCGATCCGGAAAGCGGCGGAGGCGCCAACAAAGACAAAGGAAGAATACGCGGCGCTGAAAAGCATGATCATCAAGAACGCGGAGATTGTGCAGGTGGCCATGCAGGAAATCCGGACGGAGCTGCAGTCACAGTACACAGCCATCAGCGAGGAATTCGGCACATACCAGCAGACGCTGGACGCGCAGATCAGCGCGACGGCGGCGGGCATCATGCAGGAATACAACATCGAGGAACGGATCACGGGCGTGGAAACGGAAACGGACTCGTTCATCAACTCGATCAGCCAGTACATCTTCAGCGGCCTGCTGAGCTCAAACCCGGCGACATACGGAATAGCAATCGGGTATAACGTGACGAACCAGGACGGAACGCTGAACGACGCAAACAAGATGGCGACATTCACGGCAGACCGGCTGAGCTTCTGGCTTAACGGCGTGGAGGCGGCATACTTCAGCAACCGGGTATTTTACATCGCAAAGGGCAACATCACGGACGAACTGCGGATGGGCAACTTTATCTGGAAGACACTCACCGGCGGCGCGATGGCGCTGATGAAGGGATAAGGGGCGGAGGAAATGGCAACAGTAACCACCAGCAAGAGCTGCGGAGTTGCGCGCAACCAGGGATGGCTGCAGTACAACTTTGACATGCCCACATTCCCGGCCGGCGCGACGCCGACGCGGTATAAGGTGGACAGTACGAACACCCAACTGCTGCTGCGCGAGGAAACGGCATCAAGCAACCGCGTATTTGACCATTGGTACGACAATCCGAGCGAAATTATCCTGGACAGCGGGACGCAGGCGCGGATTTACCTGAAGAACGACACCAGCCAGTACATCACCGCGACCGTCACAATCACGTTTGAATACACAGACCCGTCAAAAACGATCACCGTGAACGCGGGGACAGGCGGAAGCGCGACGGCCAGCGCGGCAACGGCGACGGCGGGAACAACGATCACCATCACCTGTACGCCGAACAGCGGGTACAAGGCGAACACCCCGACGGCCAGCGGCGTGACGTTCACCAGCGCGGGAACAAACAAATGGTCTTTCACCATGCCAAACAGCAACGTGACGGTATCCTGCACGTTCAGCAAGGTGAACTACAACGTGACGGTGACGGCCGGGACCGGCGGCACAGCGACGACCAACAAGGCGACCGCGCAGATCGGGGACACGGTAACGATCACATGTACGCCGAACAGCGGATATACGGCGAACACCCCGACGGCCAGCGGGATCACATTCTCGGCGGCCGGGACAAACAAATGGAGCTTTACCATGCCGGCGGCGGCCGTGAGCGTGAGTTGCACATTCACGGCGACGAGCTATTCCATCACGAAGGTGGTTTCACCTTCCGGGGCTGGCACGATCACGACCGGGGCGAACAGCGGGACCGTAGGCCAGCAGATCACCGTTTCACAGACGGCGAACACCGGGTATTACTTCAACGGCTGGACGATCACGCCTTCCTCCGTGACGGTAAGCGGCGGCAAGATCACCATGCCGGCGCAGAACGTGACCATCCAGGCGAACTATCTGAAGCGGAGCACGGCAACGCTTTCCAGCAGCACGATGACGGGCGGAGGAACGGTAACGCTGAACATCGTGGCGGATAAGACGACCTATTCCCACAAATACAAGCTGAGTTTCGGAACGAACATGGAAACCAGCCTGACGACGGTCGCAGCCGGGACAACGAGCGTGACAATCTCCGTACCGGACAACTGGAGCAACCAGATACCGAGCGCGACGAGCAAGAGCGGAGGAACGCTGCTGCTGGAAACCTACAACGGAAGCACGAAGATCGGGGAATATACGATCAGCAGCCTGACCTACAACGTGCGGAGCACGGCTGTGCCGAGCATCGGGACAATCACGACGAGTATTGTCCGGACGGTGGGCGGGACGACATACGCGAACGTTGGAAGCGTTTATGTGCAGGGGAAATGCGCGGTACGCATCCAGACGACCGGAAGCGGGGCGCTGGGGAGCTCCATCACAAAGATGGAAACATCAATCTCCGGATACACGGCGGCGGCGTACAAGAACACCGTGAATAGCGCGAGCGTGGACTTCACCAGCGGCCTGCTGACGGTATCCGGAACGGCGACGATTACCGTGAAGGTAACGGACAGCCGGAACCGGACGGCGACCAAGACGAAGACGATCACCGTAAACGCATACAACAGCCCGAACGGAACGCTGATTGTGCAGCGCGTGGACAGCAGCCGGAACGTTGATCCGCTGGGAACATACGCGACCTATGAGCTGACGAAATCGTACACGGCGGTGGGAAGCAACAGCCTGAGCTGGAGCATCAAAAGCCAGAACGTGACGGCGAACAGCCCGGCGGCCAGCGGCGACCTGCTGCCGAGCAGCCGGCAGACATTCTCGCAGACGAGCGAGTACACAATCCGGCTGACGCTGACGGACAGTTTTGAAACGGTACACATAGACGTGGTGCTGCCGACAGCGCGTTTTATCGTCCATGTGAACGGGGACGGCGACCGGCTGGGATTTATGACAGCCGTGAACACAAGCCTGAGCAAGAACGGGAAGGACACGGTAATTCAATTCCCGTCAACGGCACAGATTTATATAGGCACACAGACGCTTGAAGATTACATCGCGGCGCACAGTTAAAGGAGGAACGGGAAAATGGCAATGAACTACCTGGAGAAGAAAAGGGAACAGCAGCAGGCATTCCTGAACGGCCAGCAGAACGCGGGGATGCGCGGCGTGAGCGACAACACGCGGGGACAGCTTGCGCAGTATCAGGGCGGCTATCAGCCAACCGATCAGGCGCAGGCCGCGCAGCAGAACCTGCAACGGCTGCAGCAGAAGCAGGCACCGACATATTCCAGCAAGTACGGCGCGGCGCTGGACAGTATCCTGGGCGAGATACAGAACCCCGGAAGTTTCAAGTATGACTTCAACGGGGACGAATTGTTCAAGGCATACGCCGATATGTACACGCAGAACGCGAAGCAGGGCGCGATGGACACGATGGGCATGAACACCGCGCTGACCGGCGGATACGGCAACTCATACGCGCAGAGCGCGGCGGCGCAGGCGTACCAGCAGAACCTGCTTCCGCTGTATGACAAGGGCGCGGAATTCATGCGGGCGGCATACGACCGGTTTGAAGCGGACCGGGCAAACAGGTACAACCAGTACGGCGCGCTGCAGGACGCGGAGAACGCGGATTATGGACGTTACCGGGACGAGCGGGCGGACTACAACGCAGACCTGGACCGGGCGACCGAGGCGGCCAGGTATGAGGACGAAACCGGGTACGGACGGTACATGGACCAGCTCAACTACTGGAACACGCAGGCACAGCAGGAGAACAAGGACTACTGGACCGCGCAGGACTTCACGGAACAGCAGCTCAAAACGGACCTGGACGAGCAGTACCGCCGTGACGCGATGGCGCAGGACCAGCAGAACTTTGAGGCGACCAACGAGCTGGACTGGGCGAAGCTGGAGGAAAGCAAGCGCGAGTATGACGCCAGCCTGAGCGAAGACCAGCGGCAGTACAACCAGAAGGTGGCCATCGCGTATGTGACGGACATTCTGGAAAACGGACAGATTCCGAGCAATGAACTGCTGGTAGCGGCCGGACTGAGCCTGGAGGACGCGCAGAAGCTGGTGGCGGAAATTGGCGGCCGGGGCGGAAAGAAAGAAGAAAAAACGAGCAAGGTACAGGCACTCGTCGACAACGCGGCAGCGACGATGGAAGGTTACGCGGAAACACTCGGACGCGACACAGCATACCTGTACGGTGCGGGACTGACAGGGGCGGTACAGAATTCTTCAGCTTTCGGTCCGATGGCCAGCGTGCTGGGCGAAATGGCAAACGACGAAACCCTGACGCCGGAAGAGCGGAAGGAAGCGGCAGCAATGCAGAAGGAATACGCGACGGCAGCATACAACAAAGAGCAGAACGAACCGAAGGTTGAAGCGTATGTTGCCAAGCTGCTGGAGCAGGCAAAAAAGAATAAGGGCAAATAATAAAGGCCATAATCAAAATATAAAAGCCGCAAATGCGGGCGGAGGATGAACAAATGGCGAAAAACATTCGTGACGAAGTGATGAAGAAAGCACAGGACAGGCTCGCGGGGAAAACGCAGAAGACAACAACGAATACTGCGCTGCGTCAGAGCGTGCTGGAAAAGGCAAAAGAACGGATGCAGCCGGTGAAGACAGACGAGCCGCAGAAGATCGATAGAACCAGGCAAAAAGCGCTGGAAATGGTGCAAAATAGTCTGCGAAAGAAGCAGGAAGCAAAGAATTTTGAACTGAACATGGGGGCCATCGGCCGGGACGTGAACCGGGGCGGCATGACGGTGAACCCGAACCGGGTGAACTTTGAGCGCAGCGCGTATGACCAGATCGCGGAGAACCTGGGCCTGAAGATCGAGAACGAGGAAAACATCATCAACAACCAGGGGCGGGCGGAGGACGACCCGTACCTTCTCCGCGCGCAGGAAACGCTGGGCGGGCTGAAACAGCAGCAGGAAGAACTGAAACAGAAACAGGAAAGCCTGCCGCAGATGACCGGGGAATTCACCCGGATCGGCTATACGCCGGAGGAAGAAGCATACATCCGCCGGATGCAGCGGAAGATTGAACGCGGGCAGAGCAAGGGCGGCACCGTCGGTTTCGCGTACAAGCCGGAAGTAAACTACATCAACCACATGCGGAACACGCCGGCCACAGCAGACAGCGAAGACTACATCAAATGGCTGGAAGAAGGCGCGAACATCGGGCTGTATGACGAGAACGCGCTGAACGCGATGATGCAGCAGAGCGGGGAGGCAACCCCGTATGAGCAGTACAAGGCGCTGGACGAGGAAGAGAAGAGCTCCTGGGGAGACTACAATCCGAGCAAGCGCCTGATGGGCATTTACGGACTGAACAGCGCATGGGACTATGGCGAGAACTACAAGTATGGCACCGACCGGGGAGCGCAGGAAGAAAAGCTGAAATACTACACCGAAGCGCGGGACCGGGCGCTGGGAGACTTGGAAAAAGAAAAAGCCGGGGACACTCAGGAAAAGCGGGAACTGAACGGCAAATACAGGATACTGGCGGGCGAACAGCCGATCCCGCAGGTGTGGGAAGGCAGCGCGCCGGCGGATGAATTCCTGAACATTATCCGCAGCGGGAAAAAGCCGGAAGACTATGAAGAACGCGAAGGCGAATACGACGCATGGATGTATGACTTCATCTATGGCGACGGCGCATGGGAGCGGGACTTTGTGGACGGCGACGAGGAATCATCCGACCTGGCGTATGAGCGGATCAACGAGCTGTGGGACCGTTTCGATAACGGCACCATCGGGCAGATGGCAAAGGAAAGCCTGGCGAATGAATACCAGAGCGCGGCAGACTATTATCAGGACAAGATCAACGACGTCAGCAGCCAACTGAAGAAATACGAAAAGTACGACAACTTCCTGGGACAGTTTGAAGGGATCGGCGGCGCGGACTACAACCCGGACATTGACCGGGGACGGACGACGCTGTGGACATACGACGACGAGTATTATGATCCGAACGTGCCGTATGCCAGCCCGTACACGAACGACGTGCACCGGATTTATTCGTTCATCAACAAGGGAAAAGAATATCAGGCATACCTGGACTTTGTGGCCGGCGGGACGGCGGACCTGGCGAAGATCAGCGAGGCATACGGAAAGACCGCGCTGATGAACAGCGAGATGAAGCGGAAATTCAACGAGCTGTATGAACAGAAAAGGTACGACGAGGCCGGGGCTTTCCTGGAAGGGCTGAGCATGTACCTGAACGACATGTACAGCGACTATGAGCATATCTATGCAGAAGAAATGGCGCGGCAGATGCCGGTTACATCCAGCGCGGTAGCGCTGGGCGCGGAACTGCTGAGCGGAATTATGGCGCCGATCCGGACGGCAGCGGGCGCGCTGGGCGACGAGAGCGTACAGGACCCGAAAAGCGAATGGTACCGGACGACGCGGTACGGCGAGCAGACACAGCAGGCAATCGCGGACATGATCGGCGGTGAAGGCGGGAAAATCTACCTTCAGGGCATGAACACGCTGCGCAACCTGATGAACGTGGCGGCGGTGAGCCTGCTGGGAGTGACCGGCCCGGCAGCGGCACCGGCGGGCCTTGCCATGTTTGCAACGCAGATTTACCAGGACAGCACATACAAGTACCTGAAGGAAACGAACGACTACAACAAGGCCGTTGGATACGCGCTGCTGGACGCTGCGCTGGAAACGGCGGAGGAACTGCTGCCGTATGAAGCCATGCTTTCCGGCGGTAGCAATATCTTTGTGAACTGGCTGGCGAACAGTCTTTCCGAAGCCATGGAAGAACTGACCGGCGCGACCGTGGGCGAAGCCATCAAAGCGCAGGTGATTGACGGCGGGCGGAACGAATGGATGAAGCGCCGGGACCAGATTTTCAACGAAGGCGGATATACCGACGAAAACGGCGCATGGGTGGAGCTGGAAAAGGAAGACCGGCAGCAGGCGCTGGCGGACGCGCAGAAGCAGGCGCTGAAGGAATACGGACAGCAGGTGATTGATAACACGCTGGCCGGTTTTGTCGGCGGCGGGCTGGGCGGCGTATACGGCGTGGTGAACAGTTACAACATCACAAAGAACACGGGACGCCAGATCCGCACGGGCGTGAACACCGAAGGGACGGACGGAACCAACCGCCTGATTGAAGCGGCGCGGGGAATGAACGAGAAGACCGCCAGCCGGAAGATGGCGGAAAGAATGTTCGACCAGATTCAGAAGGGAAAAGAAGTATCCAATTACCAGGTCGGCAAGCTCACGGAAACGATGGCCCGCGAGAGCAGCGAGGAAGTACAGGAAATCGTGACCGGGGCGCTGACGCGGCGGATAGAGGGCGAACTGCGGGAGTATGAAGCGGACGAAAACTACATAGAGCAGGCGGCGCCCGTGATCGCGGAAGGCATCGCGGCCGGCGGCGTGATGAACCGGGCCGAAATCAGCATTATCGCGCAGGACGAGGCCGGAGTTAAACTGATGGAAAGCTACCTGGCCAGCGGGAACGAGAAGACACAGGAAGTGATCGAGGAAGCGGGCGGAAAGGGCGCGATGGAAGCGCAGCGTGCCATCCGTGACGTGATGGGCGAAAATCAGCGAAACGCGAAGGTGACGAAGCAGGTTGAAGAACGACTGCTGAAATACGCGCCGGTTGCGACGCAGGAGGAAATCACCCAGGCGGAGCAGGAAGGACGCGGACACCGGACGGAAAGCGGCATGGACGCCATCGTGGACGGAGAGATCGTGCAGATCGTCGGCAGGACCGGCGACCAGTACACCGTGCTGGACGAAAACAACAAAGAGCGCACCGTAAGCAAGAACGACGTGAAGGCGGCGGATGAAAAGCTCGGAATCCTGATGGAATACGCGGACCGGAACAGGGGCGTGATCAGCGACGAAACCTTCCGGGAAATGGCGCTTGAGATGAAGAACAACCCGGACATGGGCGTCGGGGAGTACATCAACCGGGCCGTGAACGCATACCTGAACTATAAGACCGGCGGAGAAGTAAAGGCCGGCACGCTGGCGGAAAGCACGCTGAACGTGCTGAAAACGCACGCTCAGCAGATGAACAAAAAGTACGACACAACTGAACGGCTGGCAAAGGTAAAGCAGTACAAAGCGGAACCCGGAAAGGGCGAAGTGACGTACAAAGGCGCGAAGGCCGGGACGGAGGAATACGACAAGGCGGCGGAAGCGGCAGGCCCGATGAAGGCCGAGCAGATCAGACTGCTGGGCGAGCTGGGAACGCGGATCGGCAACCGGTTTGTGATCGAGGAACGGGAAGACCTGCCGGATACGTTCGGCTGGGAAGACGAAACCGGAACGATTCATGTGAACATCGCGGCGGAGAACGTGCGCACCAAGGAAGGAACCGGCATGAACCGGCATGTGCTGACTGTGGCCGCGCATGAGCTCACACACTTCCTGGAACAGAACAGCCCGGAACAGTACGTGGCGCTGCGGGACTTTGTGTTCAGCTCGCTGCGGAAACAGGGCGTGGACGTGGCCGGGCGGATCAGCAAAAAGATTGCCAATTTCCGCGCGGTGACAAACAGGGACATGAACGTGGACGAGGCCATGGCCGAGATCGTGGCGGACGCCTGCGACAATGTGCTGACCAGCGAAAAAGTGATCCGGCAGATCGAGGAAGAAACGCCGAACCTGTACAAACAGGTGAAGAAGTTTGTGAAGGACTTCTTCAACACCGTGATGCAGAAAACGCGCGGGAAGAACGGAAAAGCGAACATTGACACCAGCTTTGAAAGCCGGATGATGAACCAGGGCGGACAGGAAGTGATGGACGAACTGAGCCGGTTATGGCTGGGCGCGCGGCAGGAAGCCATGGAACGCACGCAGCAGGCGGAGGGGCAGGAAGAACTGACGGAAGCGCAGATCGAAAAAATGTCCACCCGTGAGCTGGATGATGTGTATATGCAGGCCGTGGAAAACGGAGACATGGAAACGGCACAGAAGATCGTTGACCAGGCCGCAGAAAACGCTGGATATACGATCCATGCGTATCACGGAACCGGACGCGCGGACCGCGTAGGAACCGTATTCCGGGCAGACAGAGCAACCAGCGGGCCAATGGCGTTTTTCACGGACAACAAGCAAATAGCAGAGAATTATTCCAGGAACAAACAGGACACATCCATTTCCTATGACGACGAATACGGTGATTATCACAATCAGTTCAGAATCAAACTGAAGAACGGAAAGGAAGCGCCGATCAGTAAATACTGGTATGATATTCCGTTTGCGGAAAGACAAAAAATCACCGAGAGAGCGCGGCACATTACGCTGGACGATGAAGCGGACGAGATCATTTATGATGAATCTGCGGAAAGAGGCGTTGGCAACTTTGATGAATACACACGGAAACGCTGGAAATACAACAGCATCGAAGCGTTGATTGACGGTTGGCTGGACGGAGGTGTTCTGTGGGACAGAGAAGGAGACTTCCTGAAAGTGCTGGAGCTCGCGGGAATAAATGGAGTTAAGTACAACGATCCGAACGCACGGTATGAAAAAGTATATGACACATATCTGAAAATTCAGAACCCTTTTACAGTCGAAGACAAGTACACAAATGAATTCCTGGACGACCTGCAAAAGTGGTGGGACGGACAGGAAAACAAGGGGAAGTACATCAACGACAATTACAGCGCGGACGCATGGGACAAGAACGGAATATCGGTTGAAAAATGGATAGAATACGGTCGTATGGACGTTCAAAACGACATGACAAGCAACTGGACGCGGATTCCGGACGGTGTGACGGCATACCTGAAAAAACAGGGATATGACGGAATCAAAGATCGGGGCGGAAAAGGCGGAGGCGCAGGGCATACTGTATGGATTCCGTTCACAAGCGAACAGATCAAATCCGCCGAACCGGTCGTATATGATGATGACGGAAGCGTGATTCCGCCGAGCGAGCGTTTTAATGCTGAAAAGCAGGACATCCGCTTCAGCGTCCGTGACGCGGAGGAAATGGAAATCAACCGGTGGATGGAGGGGCTGACGGAAGGCAGCCTGCGGACGGAGCAGGAGCGCATGCTGTGGCGGCAGTACAAGGGCACGCAGAAATCCTGGGAAATGACAAAGCACTTCATCCGGGAAATGCGGAACAAGCAGGCCGAGATTGAGAAGAAGGGCGTGCTGAGCACCAAGGACAAATTCGACATAGCGAACCTTGAAAAGCGGATTGAAGAAATGGCGAAGCGGCGCGACGAATACGAAAACGCGCTGATGCAGTCCATGGCGGAGGAAGGATACGCCCGGATCATGTACCGGGAGCGTGACCGGCTGGAGAACCTGGCGAACGGCCGGACAGAGGACGAGGTACGAAAGACCATTGACGCCATCCAGGCGGAGCTGGACACCGTTTCCAAAGAGATCAGCGCGCGGAACGCGAAGCTGAAGGAACTGGCGGAAAAGGAGAACGTAAAGAAAA